AGGTTGCAGTTGGGGCAGAGTATTGGTCAGGGATGCGTGCGCCGTACGCTGCCGCGTCAAAAGGCGAAGTGAGGGCCTTCAAATAGGCCTTAGCTTCGCGCGACATCAGCGGTAGGTTACGCGGAACAGCGACTTGCATCGACTTAACACTCTTGGGCTTCTGGCCCTTCTTCTTAGCCGAAACATTCATTCCGGAATTCGTTTTAGTTTTAACCATTTTATTATTGATCCCTTGGAAGCAAATTGTGCAGTGAGAACCCGGCCCCTTTGCCGGGATTCATGGAATTGTAGCGCTCCTCAAACTCGCGCTGAAGTCGTGGTTCAACACCGAAAGCGAAGTAGAAACTGGCTCTAGCCTCATCCGTGACAGGGTTAGCCCCGCGGTTCATGCCACGCGAGGCCAACGCCATTCCTGTATTTCTGAACGCGGCATGGCCATTCGTCACTCTCTGGTGTCGACCATCTGATTTATTCACGACTCCCATCCGAGCGTAGGCGGAATATATAGCACCATACACGGGTATGTCTCCCGCAAGTGCCAGCCCACACTCTCCCACAGCACCCATCCATGTAGGAATGCCCTTGAGGTCAGGGGTTAGGCATGCAGCGTCTTTGACGACGGCCTTGAGTTGCCTCACCATCGTCCACCCGTGCTCGCCTGTGAACACGGGCTGGAGCTGGCAGAAAACGATCTGCTCCAGTCTGGTCGCAATGCCGTCTCCCTCAAGGGTCATTTTAAACCCCATCTCGAGAAACCACTGCTTATAAGTATCCATGACTTTCTGCAAATCCTCCTGCTCCACGATCAACACACAATCGTCACCGTTGTTGATCAGACGCCCAGTAATGCCGATCTCGTCTATATATGCCTTCATCATACAACACATGAGTAGGCAATTGCCAAGACCGGTATTCATATCCCCCGACATCCGACAGCCATCCGTCTTATAACGAATTTGACCGCCAGGGTAATCCCCATATCCAACATTTTCCAGCTGCTGCTTAAGTAGCCAGCGGAGCTCACCGTTATCAACAAAACGGCGGGCATATATTCCATGTTCCCATTCCAGTGCTTCGCGCGAAACGTGTTGGTCAAACCGACTAGCATCCAGTCCGATGCCAACCGGTGCCTTAAACCCTCTCCACGCGGTGACTATCGCGCCCGCAACCTGGTCTGGGGTCATGCCCTTCATAACTGTTGGACCTCCCCAAATTTCCTCAATTCCTTTGTAAATATCGTGTTCAATAACCCTTGTATAGCGACCCAGCCGGTAGTGGTAAACGGGGGA